CCTTGCCCATTAGCGATCTTGTCGAGCATGTCCGCCGCCGCCTCCAAATCCTGCGGGAAGAACTCGGCGTCTGGATCGGATGGGAAGCGATGCTCGGGATGATCGCGATACGCCTTCGCCCATGCCCGCAGAAGATGCGCGCATTCCTGCGGGGTCTCCCCGTGGTCACGACGGCCAGTGATGTGATCGACAGCAGTCATCGCTTAACACTCTCGCGGATATTTCTGATCGGGATTGCACATCGGGCACGGGCCGATCGGGCCATTGTTGCCAGGGTCAATCCAGCCGCCCGCCTGGAAGCCGGGGAAGCGCCGATCGTACTCGCAGTTCGGGCAGTTGGCCGGCGTCACGCCATGCTTGTCGGCGCCTTCGCGAAGCCTCTTGATTTGATCTTGGTTGAACATCACCCCTCCGTCTTCGGCTCGACTATCTGCTCATATGCGGGCTCGCGGCCTTCGCCCGCGCACCGGATGCACGTCTCGCCCCAGCCATCGACGCCGCGGCCGGCGCACTCAGCGCACTTGCTGTTGCGGTAGTAGACGATCCCCAAGTCGGACACGAAGGTTTGAGTGTCGTCCATGGCCGAGTGCTCAGGTATCGCTAGACCTTTGTGAGGGCGATGCCGCTCAAAACAAGCTGGTTGATCATGGCCCGCGCTGTGGGCCAATCGTCGATTTGGATCTGATGCACCATTTCGAAGTGCAGCATGACCCCTTCGTCGGTTCTCTCGACCGTGGCCTTCACCTGGTCGCCGCTTCCGTCCGAATACGGAAGGGCTCCGGCGCTCAGCTTGAATTTCGGTTCAGGCACGTTCCCCTCCGTTTGCAGACTCACCGTTAGCGACCCGCTCCGCCTTGATCCTGGCGAGCGCGACTTTGCGGTCCATACGTTCGACCGTGCGCCCCATCCTGATCCACTCTGCCACGAGCTTGGCCGAGTCCTTCGGATACTTCGGATCGTCGACCACGAACGCGCGGATCGTTCCATCCTTGATGCCGACGTAGAGGAAGTCGTTTCCGGGGCTTTGCATAGTCATAGTTATCGTTCCTGCCTGTGCCATTGCGATACCACGTCGTGAATGGTGCTCTCCGGTTTCACGATGACGATGCGGTCGTTGTGCCGACCCCAGACGGGGCCGCGGCGCGCCCGCGCAATCGTGCGAAGCTCCTTGGCGAAGGTCTCAATATGCTCGCCCGGCTCTGCATCGACGATGTCGCTCTCGCTCATTTGATAGAACTCGGCCTAAACGTTATCTGGACCCGACCCGTGTTGAGGGACTAAGCGGCCTTCACCACTCCCAGGCGTAGGCATCGGCAGCATGCCGACCCGACGTGCGTAGGTGATCAGGTTGTTGAGCAGGAACGGCTCCAGGTACACCACGTGGTCGCCGTTCTCGCGCGGCGCACGGAGGCAAATCTGCCAGCCGTCGTAGGACGCATAGCAGCCGTCGCCGATGTAGTGTTCACCTTGTTCCTCTGGCATCGTCCTCTCCTTATTTGTGATGTCACTTTGCCTTCGGTATCCACGATACGCACCCAAAGTCTTTAGATGTAACGATGCTTCCGGTTCCACTCTCGACCTCAACCCACATGCGAGCCTCAAATCCCGAGTCAAAATTGCCGCCGCAATACCCCCACTGGCAGGACTGGCACCCGCGCGTCCATCGCTGACAGTTCTCGCAGGTTCGGTCAGTCGCGAAGTCTGTCAGACGCGCTTTATAGGCTCGTGCGATCTCAATCACACGCTTCACGCGGTCCCAGCTACGCGCGACAGCGCGGTTATACCCGTTCGAGTATCCTCGCTTGTAGTCTGCCGTCGCGGGGCTCGCTGAGCGCATGTCTCAGGCCCCGACGCCAAACTGGCCATTCGTGCGCACGTACTCGTTCGCAGGTTCCAGATCCGCCAGCGTGTCGTCTTCAAGCTCTGAGCGATAGCGGCACCAAGCGCGCTTGAAGGCGTCGGCTTTATCCTTGTCGATCCAGATATTATTGGCCCAGCCGTCCGTCTCGCAGTCCCAGCGAGTATGCTTCGTCACCACGATCAAGCCGTCTGGGTTGTGCGTCTCGATGTGCTGCACGTCGGCCAGAGGGACAATCACACCCTTGCCGCTGTAGATGCTTTCCGTGACCTTGCCCATTGTTTGCTCCTGATACGTTAGTGGCCTTCCGCCAGTTTCACGCACCGTTCAAATTCGTCGTCGGTGCATTCGATCATGCCCTCGTCACGCAGCACGTCCAGCATCTCTCGGACTTTCCGTCCTGTGCGGCGTGACTCCTCGCGCATGTCGCGGGCAAGTTCTTCCAGCGGCGTCATGTATATGCTCTCCGTCGGATTTGGATCGCGTATCGTTCGGATCGTGCCGCATTTCCGGCAACAGTCCACCTGACCAGCGACCATCATGTTGATGATCGTGGTCTGTAGCCGAACGTATTTGTGGCGACATGCCATTCGGTGACACCCTGATCAGTTGCCCGCGAGAACAGTCCGCGCGTTGTCGATGGCCTTCATGAAGCGGGATGCTTCTCGGATATGTTTCACGCTCGCCTCGGTCGCGACGGCCCCGGCAATCGGGCTCACGTATTCGCATGCATCGACAAGATCGCGAAGAGCAGACATTGCGTCGCCTTTGACTAACTCAAGGCCGCAGTCCTTTGCGAACTCGTGCGCATCCGCATATCCGTCCGGGATTTTGACAGTTACGATCCTCATCCCTTCCCCCTCATGCTCAGCACGCGGTCGATTGCGGCGTCATTGCCGCGCGAGTAGCGCGACGTGGTTGTCTGCTGTTCGTGGCCGGCGAACTTGCGGGCATCCTCGAGCGTGGCACCATTCGCCAGCAGCTCGGTGATCCGGCCGGCGCGGGCGTCCATGTTCCAGACACCCTTCGGAACGCCGGCCATGTTGGCGAACTCGCGCCAGAGGCGGCGGAACTTCCACGCCTGATAGGGTAGGCCGGTCTCCGGGTCGATGATCAGCGGGCCGCTCGGCGGAGCTGAGAACCATTCCTCGTTGACCGCCGGGCACTTCTTCAGGTCGAAGCTGAGCACCTGGCCGCGCTTGCTGGTCTTATGGGTGAGGATCAGGTCGTCGCTGATCTCCTCTCGGGTGATGCCGCGGACCCACTTCATGCCGTCCGCGACGACGATAGCCGGCGTCTCGGGGTCGGCATCGACCGGAATCCACTCGCCGATCACGTCCTTTTGGCGGAGCCCGCAATCCGATTGGACGGCGCAGGCGAGCGCCATGGCGTGGTAGTCCCACATGCTCATTACATCGCGCACGGTCGTCACCTGGTTGTCCGTGATGATCAGGGTGCGCTTGCGCGGCGTCTTGAACCGGAGTCCCGCCAGGATGCCCCGGAGGCGCTGGCATTCGGGCTCCTCAAGGATGGTCGCCCCGAAGCCGATCACGATCCGCAGCATGGTCGCCAAGCTGTGGGCCATGGGGACGTGCGCGCCGCCGGCCATCCACTTCTCGTGCACGTCGATGAAGTCGCGAGCCCGGAGGGTCGAAAGCTCGCGGTCGCCTAGGTCATCCCGGAGCCGGGCAAGCTGGCGGCAGTAGGAGCGCTTCGTGGCGTACCGCACCTTGTGGAAGGGGCTGTGCTTGTCGCTGAGGTAACCGGCGATGATGTCGAGAAAGATCATTTCCTAGCCTTTCGGTATTGCGGCTCTATCTCGAAGCCTGCGCACTTCAGGATTTTCGGCCCAGGCCCGCGCCGCCCTTTCAAGAAGTCCGTGAGGTAGGCAGCGGATATTTTCGCCCGCTTGGCCCATTGGGCCTGCGTGATCCCCTCGGCTTCGATCTGCCGAAGCACTTCGGCGGCTACGTCGCGGGCGGAATATGTCGTTGCCATGGTCGATTATCATATTCGCTAACTGACGTATTGCAAGAGTCGGCATGGCTTTCTCCACATCAACTCGCGTTACAATCCGGGTTCACTATCCACTTTGGTGCCGATTACATGCGGTTCAGGCTTATGGAGCCGCACTCGCCCGCCGCTCTCGTGCGCGCTTCTCGGCCAGTAGTATTCGGTCGATCTCCGGCTCGACAATTTTCGCGGCGTCGAACGTGGCGTACCAGCAGTTCGTGCCGGTCACGGCTTTGCACGCCTCTTTGAGTTCGCTCAGCTCTGCCGGGGAACGCTCGCGAAGCATCATTCCCATGCGGTGGATCAGATCGGCAAATGGCTCCAATAGCAGCTTTTGTTCGTCGGTCATTGTCTCTCCCCTGACGAGTTCGCACTGGACCGGGCACGCTCCAGCGCTTCGCCGAATGTCCATTTCCGCCCGGTTTCTTTTCCTTGAGCAATTTCGCTCCACCCGAGCCTGTCGAGTTCAAAGCTATCGAGGCAGTAATCATTCCAACTGGTGAAGCCCTGCGCCTTGAGATATTGGGCGACCAGACATTTGTCGGGCAGCCGATAATCGTAAGCCGTCTCCGGCGGCTGTTGCTCCAGCCATGCGATGAGGGATGCGAGCGCGAACGGATCGGCCTTCGTCTCGGTTTTCTTTTCCCACTTCGGATCGTAAAGCATTGGTCAGATTCCTCTTTCAGTGGTTGACGTGTACACACTCGACTATGCGGCGACTGGGAAAGTTCGCTGCACTTGGATCTTGCGATCTTTCACGCGCTCGTCGTTCATGATGGCGCGTGGGCCGCGCTGGTAGAGGTTGGCCGCAAGGTTACAGGCAGCGCCCCATTGCGCCCCGCTCAGGCCGAGGGCCTTGATGCGATCGTTCGCAAAGCCGTGCTTCTCGATCGCGTCGCGATCCTTGGCCCAGGCGTCCTTGTCGTCCCAGCGCGAGAAGTCGTACTTCGCGTCCAGCATGTGCCGAAGGATTTCGGCCGCCGTGATCTGGATGCATTGTTCATAGCTCGGCCCGAGGCCGCCCATCGAGATCGACCAGACGCCCCGGCCTTCGTCCCACCGCTTGAGCCAATCGGCCGCATCGGCGCCGTAAAGCTCAATCTCGGTGTGTTCGTCGTCTTCGGCCTCAGTGCGGTACCAGACCTTCACGCCGTTGATGAAAAGACCTCGGACGGGCGAGCCGATGCCCTTACCGTATTGGCGGCACGTCTGCCCGACCTCGGGAACGACCGGACAATTCTTGCCGCACCACAGGTGCCAGCCGTCGCAGCCGATGGCGTAGGTGCCATCGCTGTGCTTCTCCACGCTGTCGATGCGCTTGTCCTCAAACTCGTCGTCGTTCTCGGGATACATGTCGAGTCTCCTCAGTTAGCTAGTGATCATTTTCAATGGGATACGGGCTCTCACATGAATGACGACCAGAAGCCGTCCCAGAGCCGCCGGGTGTAGCGATTGGGAATGGCGGCCCTGAGCGAGAAGCCGTAGCGCTCGCACTCCGCGAGGTACTTGCGCTTCTTGTATTCCACGTCCTGATCGAGGGCTCGGCCATCGCGGTCGCGCTCCCAGTCTGATTTTTCCGTCATCGGTCCGCTCCCGCATTCTCAGTTGACCGGCCTTCGGCCTTGGCGATGGCGCGGGTCGCGTCGACCTGGAAACCTAGTGTCAGCCTGCCGCCGTCAAAGTTGATGCAGTCGTTCAGAAGATTGCGAAGCGCTTCCAGTAGATCGGGCGCGGCGGCGATCAGGCGGGCGTTGGCCCGTTGTTCTTCGGTCGGCAGAGAATTTGACGCGACATCGGCAATCTCGATGCGATCCGCCCAGACACCGCCGAACATCTCCTGCGGCCTTGATGTTCTCCAAGGCCCCGGCGTGTGGGCAGATTCCTCTTTCCTTGAGACTTCTGTCATGATTGCAGCCTCATGATTGCTCGCCCGATGATTTCCGGGATCTGCGGGACGACGGCGTTGCCGAGCCCTCTAAGGCGGTCCACCCGAGCGGGAATCCCATGAGCCACTCGACCCACGTCGGGTTCAGTGCTCCACCAATCGCTTGCGGCAAACATTCCCCCTGCGTCCCGCCAGTTCTCTCCATCCGGCTTCGGCCAGGGTGGCGGAAATCGCGGGCCGTGGGCGTCGGCCAAAGACGCGCTTGCATCGCCAAGCCGATATGGCGCCCCCGCGCAATCCGCCTGCGGATGGCTGGGATGGTCGCGTCCAGCTTGGCGCCATCGCCCGCCATCGGCGTAGGCCACAATCCACAATCTGTCTCTGAGGTGAGGGGCGCCAACGTCGGCAGCGCGTATGCAATGCCATTCCGCATCAAACCCGAGCGCGGCCAAGTCTCCGAGAACACGGTCCAGCCCTCGACCAAGCAGCGCTGCAACGTTCTCCACGATGACGTAGCGGGGTCGAAGCTCGCCAATAAGTCGGGCGTACTCCGACCATAGGCCGCTGCGGCTCCCCTCAATGCCCGCGCCCTTTCCGGCGACGCTGATGTCCTGGCAGGGGAAGCCTCCGCAGATGACATCAACGGCAATGCCATCTGCTCGGATGCGGTCGGCGGTGAGCTCGCGGACATCGGGATAGCAGGGGACATGCGGCCAGTGCTTCGCGAGGACGCGGCGGCAGAACGGGTCGATCTCGCAGAACGCGACCGTTCGCATTCCGGCTCGCTCAAGCCCGAGGCTGAAACCGCCGATCCCGCTGAAAAGGTCGAGGACATTCACATCGCCACCACTTCCACGGAGACGACGCGGACGGTCTTTCCCGTCACGCGGTCGATCAGATCGCGGCCGATCTTGCGGCGCTCGCCGATGGCATGGTTCTCGGCCGATGCTGCGCTATGCGTCTCCTGCTCGCGGGTGCGGCCGTCGGCAAACGTCGTGACCACCTTGTGGGTCTTCGGGGCGGCGAGCGCGGCGGAGATCAGCGGGTGGGTCGTCATGGTGCAGTCCTCTTGCGTTTATTTCTGATATGAGTTATATACCTCATATGAGTAATCGTCAATACCTCATATGAGAAAAAATCCATGGGACGCAAAAAAATGTGGGCCGAGGACATGCAGGCCCGGTTCCCATCCGGAACCTTCGACCGGATCGAGGCCGTCTTGAAGGATGGCGAAGACCGGACAGATTTCGTCCGGGCGGCCGTCGAGCGGGAGCTAAAGAGGCGCGAGCGGTCATTGTCGCAGTGATGTCCTATTGCTCGCCCGCCGATTTGCTGCGGCGCATTACGCGAAAACGCGGCGAATTCTGCGAAAGAACACGCCGCGTTTACGCAACAAAGTCAGGCACTTAGACAATCTGCATCAGATTGTAGTGATCAACGGGATCAAGCACTTACGGATTTTACGGGGGTCGTCTTGGTACGCGCAGTTCCAAAGTCGAGTTTGTGCACCGCGGCGAGCGCGAGATCGACCTGATCGGCGAACCGCGAGTAGCGCGCCACCATGTTCGCCGACATGCCGATCATCGCCGAGATCATGGGCACGCTCGCCCCGGCCTTGCGGAGGCTCACCACGCGCGTTCCGCGCAGGCCATGCAGAACCACCGGCTTGTTCGCCCGCGTCCTGTAGCCCAGGTCTGCGAGTCCGCGCAGGGCGTCCTGTCGGCGCTCGGCCTGCCAGTCGACGGTCATCACCTTTCGCTCGTAGGGCGCGCCCTGCGGCGAGCGCACGAGCAGCCACGGCGCGCCGCGCGCGAGGATCTCCGGCCGCCAGGTCTCGATCAGGTCGGCCAGCTCCTCGTCGAATGGCACCCACAGTCCGAGGCCGGTCTTCTGCTGGGCGAGCTTGATCCCCGGCACGCGCTGTCCATTCAGCGGATTCTCCTCGTGCGCGATGTCGTTAAGGCGTAAGCGCACGATGTCCGAGCCGCGCTGTCCGAGCTTGGACATGAGCTTGATCACCTTCGGGAAGTCGTAGCGCGCGTGCGCGTAGCCGAGCGCGACCTGCGCATCCGTCCACGGAACATGCCCGCCTTCGTAGCCGACGATCTGCACGCCGAAGGTGATCTGTCGCGCCAAGAGCTCGCGCGGCGCCGCCCACTTGTCGATCGTGACCAACAGTGAGCGCATGTTCGATTGCCAGCCCGGCCGATTAGCCAATTGGTCGAGCGCAAGCTGGACCAGCTTCGGCCGGATGCCGTTGACGGTATCCGTGCGCGAGAACTTGCCCAGCGTTTGCGTGAGCCATTTCAGCATGTAGCCGTACTGTTCTCGCGTGCTTTGCCCGAGAGTCGTGAACGCGGGCGAAGCCTCAAACTGCTGCAGGACGTAGCTGAACCTGTCGTCAGCGCATGTAGTTTTTCGCGGCATTGATGATCTCCTCCTCCTGACTGAGAGAGGATGAACTTACGTTGCGGCGGCGCGGCCCGTCCATCCACGCTTCGATTGCGCTCCACCGATAAAGGCCGGCGCGGTTCGGCCCTGGAAACCCCGGCTTCTTGCGCAGGCGCGCGAACGCGCTGTAGCTCATGCCGCCGCGTAGTCTAGCCCGCACCTGGGCGTTGCTCAGGTAGTCGTCGCTCATGCCGGCCTCTTGAGGAAGTCGACCGCCTTCGTGACGCGATCAATCAGGGCGCCCAGCGAATGCTCGTCGGACCATGTGATCTTCTTGCGCAGATCCTTCTGGCTGTTCCAGGTGGTGCGCAATTGCTCGGCGTTGGTCGCGCTGTCGATGATCGTGCGCCACTGCGCGGTGTACTCTGCGGCTGTCGGAATGTCGGCCGCTCCCGCCGTTTGGGGCCCGTCCAGGGTTTCGACAGGAGCGGCCGCCCCCTCCCCATCGGAGGCTTGTTCACGGTCTGCCGATGGGGGAAGCACTTCGGGCTCGCGCTGCCATGCGCGGTATTCGGACACGAGCGCGCGCCAGAGCTTTTGCGCCTCGGCGTTGATCGCGAGTTGCGCCCGGCTCCTGATCTTGCAGCGGTCGCGGACGATCTGCGCCGCGTTGTCCTTCGTCTTCACGCCGAGAAACGTCTGAAACGCCTGCTTGTCGCAGAGCATTCCGGCCTGCGCGACAGGTCCGAGCGCGTCCCACTTGTCGGACCACTCCGGCGGGGTGTTGGCCTCGTCTTCCCACAGGATCTCCGACTCCTGGGGCTCCGGCCGGGTGCGCGCGGCCGTTATAAGCTCCGTGCCTCGCCTTTCCGCCCACGCCTCAATGATCTCCTCGGGATCGCGGTCGTCGTTGCGCTTGTCCTGCGCCATCTCGTCGGCGGTGTAGAGGCCGGATAGCTCCTGCGGGAATGCCTTGCGCAGCGCCAAGGACTCGGCGCACTTCGCCAGCATCACGTCCGCCATCGACTTCCAGAACTTGGTCGGATTGCCTTCCTTCGTGCGCTGAACGTATGCCTCGTAGCGTGCAACGCCCCAGCACGGCTCACGGAAGCCGGTGCGCAGCACGCCGACCTTCGCGGCGGCCGGCGCGGTCGTCGAGGTCCACACGTCACGCCACACGCCGTCATCTGCGCACCAGAACGGGCCGACCTGACCGGTGTACTCCTTGGTCCGGCTGGCGATCAGGCGGAAGCCGTCGATCGATGTCTGAATGCCCATCACCTCGCGCCGCAACTGCGAGTCCCACCGCTTGATCGCAAAGATTTGCTTGGCGAACGGATCGAGGCCGGTGCGGTCGCATTGCTGGACAAACAGCGTCAGCTCATCATCGGAAGCGCCGCGGCAGATCGTGCGCTTGATGAGGTCGACCTGATCCTCGGTGAAGCGGGTGACCGCCTGCGCGGTTCGGATGGCCGGGACGTTCATCTCAATCTCCGCTGTCTACGGTCATGTCGAGGCCGCACTTCACGCAGCGGCCGGGATGCCAACCGCGCTGGTGGTCGGCTCCGGGATCGTCTTTTTTCTCGTGCTTGCAGATCGCGAACCGCAGGCCGGTCGCGCGATAGGCGCCATCCTTCCACGCCGACCACGCGACGATGCCGGACCCTTCAAGCTGCCCGCCCTGGCCGCAGTCGAGGAAAAAACGCGCGTTCCATTCCGTGCGCCCGTTCGGCATCAGCGCGTGGCCCGCCCGCATGACGCGGTAGTGCAGGACAGCCGCGCCGACGTCGCTGTCGATGGGCTCCGCGTTCGGCAGAGGGACCTTACCGTCGATGATCGGCTGCATGTCGCGGTCCATTTCGTAGGTCATCCGTGAGCGTCCCTGTTTGTTTGCGCCCGGGGCCGGTGGAAGTTATCGAGACTCGCCCTCTGACCCCGGGCGCGGCTACCGCGCTTCACCTGCCCCCCACCGAGGGCGCGCGGTAGAACTGCCAAACCATTTCCAGCATCAGGCCCACGTTGACGCCCAGCCAGATGTCGATGGCGATTGCGAGCATGGCGCTCATACATACGCGAGCGCGCTATCAGCGACGCGGAGGCCGCGGACGAAACCCGGCCCGGCGTGCTGCTCAATGAAGTTGTAAAGCTCGCGGCGCACCGGCTCGCTCGCATCGAGTGAGTTGGCGATGTCGATCGCCAGATCCTCGGTCACGTCGTGCGCCCATCCCTCGACCGGGTTGAACGCGAGCACCTTCTGGACGCCTTCAACCTCGCCCTTGCGGATGTCGCGGATCGTGTCGTTGCGGTCGGTCATGATCGCGTAGCCGCGCTCGGGCACGAAGATCATGCTCTTGTAGCGGCAGACGATCACGTAGTGGGTTTGATCGATGTTCATGCCGCGATCTCCCCGGCTTCGCGGCGGGCGATCTCGGCGGCGCACTCGTCGCGGCACCGGCGGGCAAGGTCGATCACATCGGCGAAGACGCGGGCCGCGAACATGCGGTCCCAGGCCGCAAGCTCCTCCCGGAGCGCGGGCAGGCTCATCTCAGGGTATGGAGGAGCTGTTACAAAATCGGACATGTGCGAACCCCTGTGTCAGAGTTCGCACTATGTGGCAGTAATTTTACCGTGTCAACGGCCCGCAGTAATTCTACTGAAATAAATTCCACAGGAACGTAGCAAGCGCCACCGCAGCCATGCAGGCCAGCACGAAGCGGGGATCGCGAAGCCCAAGCGGCATCATCCGGCGACCTTGAAACAGGCTATTGCCACGGCGGCCAGCCCGAGCCAGACCAGACACATGATCGTGTAAGGATTGAGGAAAACACCTGTTTCCTGCCAGACCGCCCAGATCCAATAGACCTGGGCGGGACCTGGGAACATAAACGTCAAGATGGTCGCGCCGAAGCTGGTCAGGTACGCGACGTATAGCGAGAAAACGTAGATGCCTAGACTGAGAATCCAAAGCGCCAGAGAGCAAACCGCCAATATCCCGTTCGCCAGGCGCTTCACAGATCAGCCCGTCTTCTTCCGCTCCAGGATCGCGAGGGACACATCGATGGCATCCGCAAGAGCTTTGAACTCTTGCTCCTTCTCGCGATAGAACCTTTGCTGTTCAAGCAGTCGCGCGACGGCATCATCGGACGATTCCGAGACCGGCTTTGCGCCGAGCGGCGCCAGCGGCTCGAACAAGCCAGGCGGCGGATCGCCGAGCACCTTGGCCAAGGCTCGCAAGGTTCCGACCTTGGGAAGGCTTCCGTAGCCATTGCGCAGCGTCTTGCGCATGTTCTGGATGGCCGAAGGTGCGCGCGCCTTTTTCTCGGCCCGAGTGTCGCTCAGGTCGAGCGCATTCAGGCGAGCATCAACCCACTCGACGACCTCTTTCAGTTCCATGCCAGTAAAGTAACTGGAATTAACAGAAAAGGCGCGCGGTAAGAATGCTGTTGACTTGCGCGGTAAAATTACTGATATTCCGTCCATGACAGGCATCGAACAGCTACTCGCCGTCGCGCGCGCATATGGCGCGTCCGAGGGCTTGGACCTCTCGACCGTGAGCTGGCGTGCGCTCGGCGACACCAAGAAATTGCCGGCGATCGAGCGGGGAGCGGACATCCAAGTTCGCCGACTTGAGAGGACGATGCAGTGGTTTTCGGACAACTGGCCGTCGGCTGAATGGCCCGATGGTGTTCCGCGTCCGGCGCCGGCACCGGCTGAGGCACGCGCATGACGTGCGTCTGCGAACGAAATGATTTCGGCGCCACTGTGGCGCCGCACACGGCCTCGCATCCTCACTCTCCCATTGTTGGCTTTTCTTTGTCGCACCCGGGGAGAGTGTACGGCGGAACTCACACATCGAGCCATCCTAATTTTACAGGGGCAGCATGTTCTAGATGCGGCGTTCAGTGGAGCGGGGGAGTCCCATGCGTTCACCTTACGAGCAGGCCGTCGGTCAGGCCGCGGAAATCGACCGACACTTGCGTCGGGGGACCGACAAAATCGTCGGTCGAAAGTTCGGGCGGGTGGCCAAGGTGCTTTGGCCGGACTCGACCGCGGCCACGCTGGCGGCGATCGCCGGCAAAAAAACCGCTGTCAGAACAGCGGAAAGGTGGCTCGCAGGCGAGCATGAGCCGCCAGGGATCGTTCTCGCGGCTGCAATCGTCGAGATGATCCGCGTCCAGTAATCCGTCGAGTGTGGTGTTCCTGCGTGCTGCCCGGTGGTGACCCGGGATCAACGAGACTTTGCACGGGGAAAGCCATGCCTACAGAACCGGGCGCCTCACACGAGGCGCAGCGCGGCGGCGCAAGCCACATCGATCGGCCGTTTGCGCCGCCGCTCGAATGCGTGATCGACCTGCCGTTCCCGCCATCCGTCAACCGGATATGGCGGTCGCAGCAGGCCACCAACGGCCGCAAGATCGGCGTGTACCTTTCGGCCGAATATCGCGCTTGGTCGAAGCACGCCGACATCGCCGTGATCGCGAACGGCTCCTGGCGCAGCCGCGTCGCCATGCCGGCCGAGTTCACCGCTGTCATTCAGCTCAACCGCGCCCAGCGCGCCGGCGACATCGACAATCGCATCAAGGCGGTCCTCGACTGGGCCCAGCGCGCCCAGATCATCGGCAATGACCGCCTGTGCGAGGCACTGACCGCCCGCTGGGTCGCGACCATCGAGGCGCCCTCCGGCTGCCGGCTCATCCTGCGGAGCGTCGCATGAACGCGCTCGCCCGCACGCGCGGCCCCTACAAGCGGGTGCCATGGGCCGCGCCGGAGCGTCTGCGCTGCAGCCTGCTCGACCTCACCAACGAAACATGCCGCTGGCCGATCGGCGACCCGGGCGAGACCGGGTTCTACTTCTGCGGCACGCCGTCGGCGGACCTCGCGGCGGGCCAGCCGTACTGCCCCTGCCACATGCGCGAGGCGGGCCAGTGATCGACCCGTCCATCATCGACGCGATGATCGCGGCTGGGGCCAGCGCCGAGGTGATCGCGGCTGCCGTGAAGGCCGACCACGCGATCGCCCAGGCGAAGGCGGATGCGAAGCGCCAGAGGAACCGCGATCGCATGCGTTCTGTGCGCGCTAGTGCACGCACAGATGTGCACAGCGATGCACAAACGTGCACAGACGCGCACAGCAGTGCACAGCCCCCTTCCTCTCCTTCGCCCCCTCTCCCCCTTTCCCCTATAACCCCTATCCCCCTTACCCCCACAACCTCTCCATCCCCTTCCGCCTCGCTTCGCTCGGCGGCGCGAAACACGCGCAAACGCGGCGAGCCACTTCCGGCGCATTGGGTTCCATCCGAGAAAAACCGTGCGGATGCGCGGGCAAAGGGGCTTTCCGAGCAAAGGATCGACGCGGAGGCCGAGCGCTTCCGCGACCACAGTCTCGCAAAGGGCGTGTTGCACAAAAACGTCGATGCGGCTTGGAGAAACTGGGTGACGTCCCCCTATCAGGCGCGCGGATCTCCGACGAGCGGACACGCACCACGGCCAGGCTCGAAGGAAGACAGGGCAGAGAGAACGCACAATGCAATTCAAAAACTTACCGACTACGTTGCAGCTCACGCCGATGAGCAAAGCCGAGGCGGGCGCCCTCGTGAAGCGGATGTTGGGCTCTTACCCTTCGCTAAACCTGCACGATCCTGAGACCTACATCGCGACAATCTGCACGCTGCTGACCGGCTATCCGCTGTGGGCGGCCGAGATCGCGGTCGACAAGGCCACGGTCGAGAGCAAGTACATCCCGCCGACACCGGGCATTCTCAAGCCGCACCTCGAGGAATTGGTGCGCACGCCGCGCTACCTCGCGCAATGGGACAAGGATGCCAAGCTGCAGGCATTGCCGCCCCCGCCGGGGCCGAGCGCGGAGGAGCGGCGCGCGTTCATCGCCAGTCGGCGCGAGAAGTACGGACCCGATTGGGTGCGCCCATGGCGGCCGCAGCAGCCGACGCGCGAGCAGGCGCGCGATGCGCTGATCGCGCAGATCGGCCAGGAGGCTTTCGACGCGACCCCGGACGCCGGGTTCACGACCGACGAGTGGAAGAAATTGCAAGGTCCACAGATCACCGAAGGAGCTGACCAATGAATACTGTTGTGAGTTTCAAGCGGCCGCCGAAGTCGGCGCGCACCCAGATGGAGACCATGATCATCACTGCGGATCTGATAAAATCGTGGCGCAAGCCAACCTTTCAGCGTCCGGTGAAGATCAACGAAAAAGTACGCGCCATGTCCGAAGTGATCCGGGCGGAGGGCGGCATCATCCCAGGTGGCGTGTTTGTGCTCGGCGTCATCGAGCGCGGCGCGGAGGCTGGGACCTATCTAGTCGACGGCCAGCACCGTTGCGAGGCGTTTTTGATCTCCGGCGTCCCGGAGGGGCTTGCCGACGTGCGGATCATCCATTTTGAGACGCTGGCCGAAATGGGCGAGATGTACGTTCAGCTTCAAGAGCAGCTTGTGCGGATGCGGCCGGATGACTCGCTCCGAGCGATGGAGCAGACGATCCCGGCGCTCGCCTACATCAAGCGCAAATGCGATTTTGTCGGCTACGATCAGTTGCGCCGCGGAACGGCTAGTCCAATCCTCAGCATGGGCCTTGCGCTGCGAGCTTGGGCCGGATCGGCAGCGGAAACTCCGGTCATGGCTCCTCACGCCTTATCCCTTGCCCGGGCGATCACCGACGAGTCCGCTCGCCAGCTCGTGGACTTCCTTGAGATTTGTCGGGAGGCATGGGGACGCGATGTCGAGTATCAGCGGCTTTGGAGTTCGCTGAACCTGACCATTTGCATGTGGCTGTACCGTCGGCTTGTTCTCGACAAGGATCGAGGCGTGAAGCGGTTCGCAGTCCTCACGCGCGACCAATTCAAGCGCGCAATGATGTCGGTCTCTGCCGACCCCGCTTACCTTGATTGGCTAGTCGCTCGCCATATGGGCGAGCGCGACCGCAGCCCCTGCTACGGACGGCTCCGCGCGATCATCGTTAAGCGATTGGCAGCGGATACGGGCGGCAAGGCAAAGATGCCGGCGCCGCCTTGGTACACGAAGACCGGCACGTGAGCCGCGATGCGCTCAGCGGATACGTGGACTGGTACACCTGGCGCGTGCGCCGTGCGCGCTGCGTCTATCGCGAACTGAAGGGGGAACGGGAGATGGCTGGGGAGATCAGGAAGGCAATGGCGGGGCTGCGCACGGCCAAGCAGGGCATGGTGGATTCGCTGTTGAAGGAGATCGAGGCGGTGCAGGCCGAGATCGCAGCGACGCACACCGATGGGCTCGACGCGATGAAGCTGCCGCGCGCCGAGCTTGAGGCCACGAAGCAGGAAATCCGCGAGATCAGGGCCGAGTTTGCGCCGCAGACGAATGGCGGCCCTGCCGGCCCTTTGCCGGATGCGCCGAAGGGCTCGCCGCAGCCTTCCGCCGACTCACCGCACGGCACTGACGCGAGCCCGCTGCCGCACGCCAACCCGAGGATATGGCCGTGAGCGATGCAGGCGCACACGAGATGGTGTCGGCGCTCCACGGAATAGCCAGCGCGCTGTGGTTCATTGCGTTGACTGTGTTCATCATGAGCTTGCGTAAGTGACAGACCGGCCGCTCGCGACCATCCGAAGCTATGACGAGCTAATCGAGGCATTGCGGGCCCGCGCGCGCGAGATGGGCGCGACCTATGACGCGATAGATCAGGTTGCCGGTCTGCCGACGCGCTACACGTCAAAGGCGCTGGCGCTCGGTTCAAGGCGGCAACGGGGCTCGCCGCTGAGCGCCCAAGCGATGTGGCCCATGATGGAAGCGCTCGGAATAGAGGTTGTCATTCGCGAGCGTCCCGACGCTCTAGAACGCTATGAAAATAGGGTCTCAGGGGGCAATTTGAGCTATATGCTGAACGGTGCTCAGAATAAGCCCGTAATTCTCAAATTCTCGCGTCGCCGGATGAAGGAGCTGGGCAAACTCAGCGGCGAGACGCGGCGTCTAACCGTCCCGAAACGCACACGTTCTCGCATTGCACGCCAAGCCGCGAAGGCGCGATGGCGCAAGCCTCAGATCACCGAGATCACGCCAGATGCTGTCAACCCCTCGGGAACGCAAGCAGGAACAGATGAGAACCCCAGCAAAACACGGTAAATCCGGCAAGCGAACGCGTCGCAAGCCGCATCGATCACGAAAAACTGTGATAGCCTCGCGTCATTCCACAGTGAGCGCGACCAGCGCGAACGAGGACCAGCAAGCGAGGCAAGCCGAGCGCAGCGCCATCCGCGGTCCTTACGGATGCGATGTGGTCTTCACCGTCGGTATCGGCTGGAGCTACGCTGGATGCCCCTGGCTCGTCATCCACCACCGACCCAACGGTGACGCGCTCCACATCGCCGATGACTGGCAGCAGATGATCGAGGCGATCAACGCCGTCCCCAAGCGATGGCGAAGGGTGACAGCAAGCGGTGCGGGGAAGACCTATAGATCGCTGCGCACGCGATAACCCGATGGGAATGCATTCCTATCCGCACCATCTGGGCACAATTGTTCGCACCAACGATTTCAATGACTTACGGATGGGTTGATCGCTGTTCCCGCACCCAGGTCGACGCATCATCATCGTTCCGGCCAACCTATTGATCGGGCACGAAAAGACCGGGGGTGGGTGGGGCGTACCCCCGGGAACGCTGCCTCTCCGCTGCGGCTACATGCTCCATCTCTTTCGCGCCGTCTTTTCAGGCACTTCGGTTTTCGGGGTGCGTTGCTGGTTCCGGGGCGCTGCCGATAACTTGTTAATATGAGCGGCCGCGCAGAAGGCACACCGACGGTTCCTGATCCGGATGTTGAGGATCTGGGGCCTGCGATGCTGGCCTGCAATCCGGCGCAGCGGCGGTTTGCGATTGCGGCGGTGATGTATCCGCTGGCGAAGGACTTTCAGATCGCGAAGGCGGCTGGGTATGCGGACCGGAACCATGGGTCGCTGCGGGTGACGGCGCACCGGTTGTTCCACGACGAGAAGGTTCTGGCGGCGATCCGGGAGTGCGCCGACAAGGAGGTGCGCTCGGGGGCGATGCTGGGGATCGCGACGATCAAGAAGATCGTCCGGAACGACGCGCACCGGGACCAGTTCAAGGCTGCGGCATGGCTGGCGGGGCTCAACGGCTTCGCGGTCGCGCAGAATATCAATATCAATCAGAGGGTTACGGACGAGAGCGGGAAGGCGATCCTTGAGCAGATTAAGGCGCTGGCTGAGAAACTCGGCGTGCCGCTGACGGCGCTGCTCGAGCACAAGCCTGCCGTTCCACATGAAACAATCGAGGGCGAGTTCAGCGAGGTCAAGGATGGCTGAGCCGTCCGTCGCCGAGCTCAAGCAGGTTCTTGCTGGTCTGCAGGCGCTCGACTATCGCCGGACCTACCAGCAGTTCTTCGACTTCAAGCCCTATCCGAAGCAGAAGGACTTCCTGCTCGCTGGCGCGGCGTTCTCCGAGCGGTTGCTGATCGCCGGCAACCAGAACGGCAAGACCCACGTCGGCGCCTACGAGGCGGTCTGTCACCTGACCGGGATCTATCCCGAGTGGTGGAAGGGGCGGAAGTTCACGCGGCCGACCCGCGGATGGATCGCTGGCGAGACCTCGCTGGTGGTTCGCGACGTCCAGCAGAAGAAGCTCTGCGGCGAGCCGGGCGTGGATGCTGCATTCGGCACCGGGATGATCCCGAAGGACCTGTTCGTCGACAAGCCATCGCTCGCGCGCGGCATCACGGACGCCTACGACACGATCCAGGTCCGCCACGTCTCGGGCGGCATCTCGGTCGCGCGGTTCAAGTCCTACGAGCAGGGCCGGCAGAAGTTCCAGGGCGAGACCCTGGACTGGATCTGGTTCGACGAGGAGCCGCCGCTGGAAATCTATTCCGAGGGCCTGACGCGCACCGCGGCCACCAAGGGCATCGTGTGGATGACCTTCACGCCGTTGCAGGGCCCGACCGCCGTGGTCAACCGTTTCCTCGATGAGCCGTCGCCCTACCGGACGTGGATCACCATGACGATCGACGACGCCGAGCACATCACGCCGGATGAGAAGATGCGGCTGATGGCGTCCTGGCCGCCGCACGAGCGGGAGGCGCGAGCCAACGGCACGCCGATGTTCGGCGAGGGGCGCATCTTCACGGCCCCGGAGGACTCGGTTACCGAGGAGCCGATCGAACATGTGCCGCAGCACTGGTACAAGATCGGCGGCCTCGACTTCGGCATCAACCATCCGTTCGGGTTTGTCCTGATCCTGTTGGACAAGGACGCCGACACGATCCACGTGCACCACACCTACCGGGTGAAGGACGCGCTGCCGATCCAGCACGCCGACGCGATCCGGCGCGTCGCCGGGAACGTCCCGGTCGCGTGGCCGATGGACGGTAATATTCGGCGGGACGACGGCAAGCCGATGGCCGACCACTACAAGCGGCACGGCGTCAAGATGACCCCAAGCCACGCCACATGGCCGGACGGATCGGTCTCGACCGAGGCGGGCGTCATGGAGATGGACGAGCGCGAGAAGTCCGGCCGGCTCAAGTACGCCAAGCACCTGAGCGACCTCCTCGAGGAGCGCCGGCAGTACCACCGCAAGGACGGCCAGATCGTCAAACTCAAGGACGACCTGATTTCGGCGCTGCGCGTGGCGATCATGGCGCGACGCCTCGCGCGGCAGGTCTCTCTCGGGCCGGCGAGCGACGCGCGCACCGATCCGCCGCCATTCGCCGCCGGCATCGACTTCGACCTATTCGACTGAGTGCGTTGCCGCATTTCGGCGCCCCGCGCACCCTCCCATCGTTGACGCCTCCCTGTTGACTGCCGCTGGGCCGCCATCCCCTCACGTGCGCCGCCCGGCGGCCTCTTTCGCATGAGGGACCAAAGATGACCCCGGCAAAACGCCTCCGCAAATTCGAAGACGACCATTTCGGTGACACGCCGCGCGTCCAAGGCAAGATCCAGCGCGGCCATGGTTCGCAGTTCCAGAACCTCTCGGACAAGGAGAAGGCCGAGTACGCGGCCCTCGAGAACCTGGTTGCAGCGCAGGACGCGCACCAGCAGGCGGTTTCGCACGCCAACGCTGCGCTGCAGCGGTTGCACGAGGCCGCGGAGAGGGCTGGCGTCGATCCGGATGACCTCGACGACGAGCCGGAGGAAGCGAAGGAACCGGAGCCTCAGCCCGAGCCGCCTGTCGACGAGGGCAAATAAAGCCCATGGCTCCCCTCGATCTTGGCCTCGGCTCCGACCTCGCGAACCAGGTGAAGGACGACGAGGAGGAGCGCCGCAAGAAGCGGCTCGGTCAGACGCAGACCTCTCCCGCCGTGCAGCAGTTGTTCGGCTACGGCATGGCGGGGGTCGCGCCGATGCAGTTGGGGCTCGCCGGTGTCGGTCGCCGCTGATCCGATCATCGATCTCGCCTTTCACCGGCACGCGCAGGAATTGCGCGACTCCTGGCAGGGCAGGGTGCTCCGCGGCGCGCTCGAACTCACCGGGCCCGGCATCGCGCGCCCGCGCAACGTCATGGGGGCCGCCGTGCTCTCGGTGCTCGCGCACTCGTTCGACGACGCCATACCGGTGCTGCTCCGCACCGTCTTCCCCGGCTTCCAGGCGGTCGGTGTGCCGTTCTTCTGCACGGCGGCGAAGATTGCGAAGACCGGCCAGATCATGGCTGACCTCATCACGCGCGACGGCGCGCGGATGAAGAACCAGGTGATCTTCCGCGATACGCGGCAGATGGAGACGCAGTTCCGTCGCCACGCCGACGCGGCGCGGCTCGACGACAAGGACCGCACCGAGTTCATCGCCGCGGTCAAGCGCTGGGTCGTCTGCGACTACCGGCTCGATCCGACGATGGATTCCGCCGATCCCGACGCGCGGCGGCTCACGGTGCATTGATGGCCTACGATCTCGTCCCGCAGAACTCGAAGTCTGGCCGCCGTGTCGTCTCGCAGGCCGAGAGCGATTTCTGCCAGTCCACGATGGCGCGCTTCACCGAAAAGACGGTGTGGCGCAACGTCTTCGCCGGCCAGTGGGAGGAGACATCCCGGCTGATCTGGCCGGAGCACCGCAACACGTTCTACTACGGCACGTGGAATTGGCCGGGGCAGAAGAAGACGCAGCAGCAGGTCGACGCTACGGGCATGCTCGCGCTGCACCGCTTCGCCGCGATCGCCGACTCGCTGCTCACGCCGGCGAACAGCGAATGGCACACGCTCGAAGCCAATAATGAGTACGTGATGAAGGACCGGCAGACGCGGGTCTATTTCGACACGCTGACGCGCCTCCTGCACAAGTACCGGCGCAATCCGCTCGCCAATTTCCGCGGCCAGAACAACATGAACTGGCGCTCGCTCGGCGGGTTCGGCAACGCGACCATGTACATCGACGCCTTTGACGGGCGCCATTATCACGGATTCCGCGGCACCCGCTACAAGTCGATCCCGCTCGGCGAGACGTTCTTCGGCGAGAACCACCAGGGCATCGTCGACGACATCGACCGCTGGTTTCGCTTCACCGCGCGCCAGGCCGCGCAGAAATGGGGCGAGGACGCGCTGCCGGAACAGATCCGCGCGGCGCTGGCGAAGGGCAGCGAATGGCCGTTCAACTTCCTGCATTGCGTGCATCCGCGCGACGACTACGACCCGGACCGGCTCGACTATCGCGGGCTGCCGTTCACCTCGTATTACATCTCGATCGAGGGGTTGTGCCTGATGCAGCCGCCCGGCGGATACCGCACATTCCCCTACGCGGTGTCGCGCTACGATCAGGCGCCGCGCGAGCAGTACGGCCGCGGCCCCGCGCAGATGGTGCTCCCCGCGCTCAAGACGCTCAACAAGCAGAAGCAGATTTTCTTGAAGCAGGGCCACCGCGCCGCCGACCCGGTTCTGCTCACCGCCGACGACGGACTGGTCAGCGGGTTCGATCTCACGCCCGGCAAGCTCAACAAGGGCGGCGTGAACGCCGACGGCAATCCGATGGTGCAGGTGCTGCCGACGGGCAAGATCGAGATTGCGATCGAGATGATGCAGGAGGAGCGCGGCATCATCGACGATATGTTCCTGGTCACGCTGTACAAGGTGCTGTCCGAGCACCCGAACATGACCGCGACGCAGGTCATCGAGCTCGTCAACGAGAAGGGTATCCTGGTCGCGCCGACGCTCGGCCGGCAGGAGACCGAATACCTCGGGCCGATGATCGAGCGCGAGATCGACGTTCTCAACGCGCTGCGGCTCCTGCCGCCGATGCCGCCGCGGCTGCGTGAGGCCAAGGGCGAGTACGAGATCGTCTACACCTCGCCGCTTGCGCTCTCGCAGCGCGCGCAGGAAGCCTCCGGTTTCATTCGCACCGTGGAGACGGCGAAGGAGATCGTGAACATCACGCAAGACCCGAGCTACCTCGACCGCTTCGACTTCGACACGGCGCTGCCCGAGATCGCGCACATCCAGAACGTGCCGGAGCATTGGCTGGCCGATGACAAGCAGGTCGCCGCGAAGCGTCAGGCGCGCGCCAAGGCGCAGGCCGCCGACCAGCAGATCAAGGCAATGCCGGCGCAGGCTGCGATGATGAAGGCGCAGGCGGTCGTCGCCAAGAACCAGCCCGGCCTCGGCACGCAGGGGATCGGCGGGCCGCAGCAGCCGATGCCGCAATGACCAAGGAAGAACTCGCAAGGGCGCACAACGAGAATGCGCAGCGCGCCTACCAGATCGTCTTCGGCTCGCCGGACGGCCGCATGGTGCTCGCCGACCTGATCGCGTTCTGCCACGGCCGCAACAGCGAGTTCGATCCAGACGACCGCAAGCATGCCTTCAACTCCGGCAAGCGCGCGGTGCTCATGCGGATCACCGAGTTCACGAACCTGACGCTCGAGGAAATCTACGCGCTCCGCGGCTTCGGCCGCCCCATCGCCCAACAGGAGGATACCGATGGCTGATGAAGGACAACAGCAGCAGCAACAGCAGCAACAGCAACAGGCCAAGCCGTGGTTCGACGGCGTGGACGCCGAAACGCTCGGCCACTGGGACAACAAGGGCTGGAAATACAAGGACAGCCCGAAGGATCTCGCGGTCGAGCTGACCAAGGCGTGGAAGGGGCTCGAGCGCCACTTCGGCGCGCCAGCGGACCAGATCCTGCGGCTGCCGAAGGAGGCAACCGACGAGGCCGGCTGGAAGGCCATCCGGGAGCGCCTCGGGATGCCGAAAGAGGCGAAGGAGTATGACTTTTCGTCGGTGAAGATGGCCGGCGCAGATCTCGAAGCCGGGTTCGTCGACCGGATGCGCGCCGCCATGCACAAGGCCGGCGTGCCGAAGGACGCGGCGCCGGAGATCGTCAAGGAGGTCGTCGGCTATCTCGAGGAGGCCGACAAGACCGAAAGCGCCCAGTCGAAGGCGGACTACGACGCTGCTCTTGCCCGCATCGCCAAGGAATGGGGCGCGAATTTCCGGCTCAACGAATTGAACGCGCTCGAAGCGACCAAGCGCCTGGGGCTTTCGCAGGAGCAGTACGACAAGATCAAGGCCGCGATCGGGGTCGACGTCGCCGCAGAGATGTTCCGCAAGATCGGCGCGGGGACGAACGAGGACACATTCGTCGACCGCAGCCAGGGCGGCGCGAACCCGGTCACGCGAAACGGCGCCGTCGCGCGCAAGGCCGAACTCGAAGCCGATAATGATTTCATGGCCCGCTATCTCAAGGGCGGCGCTAAGGAGGTCCGCGAGATGAACGGCCTGATCGAGCAGATCGTCGGGAGCGCGGCATGAGCAAGGATCGCGACGAACTCGCCGGGCTGACGGCGCAAGCCTGCGCGGCCGGGTGCAAGCGTGGCCGGTGCGTGATCACCGAGAACCAGTTCTGCGGCCATCCGTTCAAGTGCAGCCATGCCGACGCCGGGCCGAAGGTCTTGGAGCGCATGACGCGCGCCAGGAAGATGATCGCCATGCAGAAGATCGAGGCCGCCTGATGCCGTCCCAATCACAAGCCCAGCACGGCTACGCCGGCATGTCGTCGACAGCGGCCGGCCGCAGGAAGCTCCGCGCCGAAGGCAAGAAGCCGATGCCGGACAGCGTGGCGAAGGAATACCTGCAGGCCGACAAAGGCCGGAAAATCGGCAAGCTCGCGCGGCATGTCCGCCAACCTTGAGTGCGTTGCCGCGCGAACGCGGCCACGGCAATCTCGCGCACAGTTGTTCCGGGTAACGGCTGCTGGCGTTCGTGTTCAGCAGCCGGCCCGGCAGCCCCCGAAAGGGCACGGCTGAAACTGCATTCCTTGTCGGGCAACCGACCCTCTCGAATGGCCCCCCTGCCTAGGGACACGGCCGAACAGTTGGCCCCCAGCGCATTCAGCGCGGACACGGCCGCCAACCGCTCGGACCACAAAAGGCAGGGCCATGTCCGAAAATCTCCCCAAACTCGCCGTCGAGACGTTTTCGACCGTTCTCAAAGCCAAGCTGCAGCAGACGCAATCCATGCTGCGCGGCCGGGTCGAGGAAGGCCAGCACGTCGGCAAGCAGGCTTCGCCGGTCGACTACATCGGCGCGGTGCAGATGAAGGCCCCGACGGGCCGCTTCGCGCCGAACCAGCCTCAGAACACCGATTTCACCCGCAGGTGGGTGACCCCGGTCGACAAGGAGGCGTACCAGCTCATCGACTCGTTCGACAAGCTGCGGCTCCTCATGGACCCGACGTCGCAGTATTCGACGATCGCGGCCGCCGCCGTCGCCCGCGAATGGGACGACCGGATCATCGGCGCCGCGTTCGCCACCGCGACCATCGGCGACTCGACCGGCGTTGGCACGACCACCGAGGCGTTCTCGACCACGAACTGGCAGATCAGCGACACGTTCAAGTCGGCGGCGTCGTCCGGCCTGACCGTGGCGAAGATGATCGAGGCCAAGCGCATCATGCGCAAGGCGCAGGTGCCGATCGACACCGAGCAACTGACCTGGGTCACGAACAGCCAGGGCGAGGCCGACCTGCTCAACCAGGTGCAGGTGGTCTCGACCGAGTTCAGCGACCGCCCCGTCCTGACCGACGGCAAGGTCACCCGCTTCCTCGGCTGGGATATCTGCTACTCGGAGCGCCTGACCTCCACGTCGAACCTGCGCCAGAACATCGCTCTGGTGAAGTCCGGCGCGTACCTCGGGATCTGGAAGGACACCGAGAACGACGTCGAGCGCCGGCGCGATCTCTCCGGGCTGCCCTACCAGCTCGCCACCCTCATGTCGTCGGGCGCGACCCGCCTCGAGCCCGGCCGGCTCCTGCAGGTTCTGTGCGCCGACACCTCGGCCGCAGCCGACGTGACGCTGTAAGGAGACCACCATGGCGACCGAAGCCCTCAAATCCACTCCGATCACCAACCTCGACGCCTCCCCGCCTGTCTTGAACAGCACGGGGCAGGGCGCGCCGGGCACGCTGCGATCGGTCAATGGTCATATCGCCGCGACCGCGGGCGTGACCTCTGGGTCGACCTACCGGCTCTGCCGCATCCCGACCAACGCCTGCATCAAGCAGGTGCTGCTCACGGCGGCGGCCGAAGGCGCGACCGGCGCGTTCGACATCGACGTGGCGTTCTCGGACTCCACGACCGACGGCACGCCGGCGAGCCTGCAGGGCACCATCCCGCAGGTCTCGGCGGCCGACAACAAGCTGTTCGGCGCGGCCGTGTCGGTCACCTCGGCCGTGAAGAACCAGGACCAGACCTTCGCCAATACCTTCACCACCGATCACCAGAACATCCCGCTGTGGTCGGTCCTCAACGCGCTCGGCACGCTGGGCTTCACCTCCGATCCCGGCGGCTTCTTCGACATCCTGTTGAAGACCACCGCGACCATGGCGAACGGCGGCGACGTGGCGGTCGAAGTCCGGTTTGTGGTCGACGGCTAAGGCAGATGGCCCAAAACACCTGGATCAACCTCGGGGCCGACAAGTCGACCACCAGCAAGCCGGATGGTGACGGAAACCATACGGCGGCTGGGGGCACGTCGGCCTCGGGGGATTTCACGATCTCCTTCGACAGCACGGTCGTGACCAGCCTGAACATGTTCGACAGCCTGGTTCGGAGGGCGCGACTGCGCGCCATGTCCGGCGGCCTGAAATAGGAGACGGCCATGGCCGACCATTTCGTTGCGATCGCGCGCGGCGTCGAGGGCTTTGCCTACAACGACTTCACCACCGGCACCTCCTCGTCGGCTTCAACCCTGTTCGAGTTTCGCGTGCATGACGGCGTGACCCCCTCGCGCGTCGAGGTGCTGAAAGCCCTCAAGGCACTCGAGCGGTTCTTCGAGAACCCGCAGCAGGTGGCCGCGGCCGGCTTCGACGTGACCGGGTAAGCCTATGACGACCGCAGTCGACGGCGCACGCTTCTCGAACATCTCGGCGACCACGGCCGCGTTCGCCCTCAAGGGCGGTTACTACATGGTTGCGGTCGTCGCGACCTTCGGCGGCGGCAACGTCGAACTGCAGGGCCTTGGCCCGGACGGCTCGACCTGGCTGTCGGCCCCGACCGCGCTCAAGCTGACCGCGGCCGGCACAATCGCTGGATACCTTCCGCCCGGCCAGTACCGTTTCACGATCACCACCGCGACGGCGGTCTACGCCAGCGTGATCGGGGTTCCGATCTCTTAGCGCCCGTGTGGGGTGCGTTGCCGGGCTCCTGATGCTGCCCCAAGGATCAGCCGGCATCCTGGGAGCACTCGATGCTGGCTATTTCCCCGAGCGGGTTCCAGTCCGCCACCGACATTGCCAATCGGGCGCTGCACCATCTCGGTGCGGATCACGAGATCACGAGCCTCATCACCGATCAGAGCAAGAACCAGCGGCTGATCAAGGCGGTCTACACCAAGCTGCGCCAGGCCGAGTTGCGCCGCGCCCCGTGGGGCTTCGCCATGCGGCACTCGATCCTGCGGCCGCTCGACACCACGAGCATGGCGTGGACCGCGCCGGTGTACGCCGCCGGCACCACGTATCGGGTCGGTCAGGTAGCATCCTACGACGACGGCCTCGGCTCGCGGCTGTGGATGTCGAACGCCCCGGCGAACCTCGGCAACACGCCGGGGTCGGCGCCGCAGTCGTGGGAGGATTTCACCGGGCCGATTGTCGCGGTCCCCTACGACGCCGGGACCACCTATTTCGGCGGCGATCTGGTCTACATCAGCAACGGCGACGGCACCTATACGGTCTACCGATCGCTCAGGCAGGGCAACGGCGAGGATCCGGCGACCACCGACGCCTTCGACGCGACGGTGACCTACGCCAAGGATCAGATCGTCGTCTACAACAGCCAGAACTACATCAGCCTCGTCGACCTCAATCTCAACCACACGCCGGACGTGAGCCCTTCGCAATGGGCGACCACGGTGCTGTCCGGCTCGCTGCAATGGGTCACGGCCGGCGGCACGCTCGCGCAGCTCGCCATCGTCTATCCGCTCTCGTCGGGCCCGGCGAGTCAGAGCGCCACTAGGAACGTCTTCCCACTGCCCTACGGCTTCCTCAAGAAAGGGCCGCAGCATCCTGGCGAGGGGCAGGTCTCGCCGCTCGGCGCGCCCCTGTACCTGATCCATGACGATTGGGTCATCGAGCAGCCCTACTTGATCAGCGGCTGCAGCACGCCGTTCGCGATGCGCTACGTGGCCGATGTCACCAATGTCGCGGCCATGGACCCGATGTTCTGCGAGGGCTTCGCCGCGCGGGTCGCACTCGAACTCGCCGAGCCGATCACACAGTCGACCGCCAAGGTGCAGACCATCGGGCAGATTTACCGGCGGTTCATGGGCGAGGCGACGATCGTCGACGGGATCGAGAACGGATCGGACGAGCCGGCCGAAGACGACCTAATCGCCTGCCGGTTGTGACGCATGGCGAAGGCGACGTACCAACAAAGTAAATTCCACGGGGGCGAGTGGTCGCCCTTCTATCAGGGGCGCGCCGACAACCCGAACTACCGCGCGGCGATGAACGTCTGCCGCAACGGCTTCCCGATCGAGGAGGGGGCCTGGGTGCGGCGGCCGGGCACGCGGCTCCTCGCGCCGAGCTACAAGGGCGGCGCCGCCAAGGTCTACCCGATCTTCTTCACCGACACCGAGCCTTACGTGTCCGAGTGGACCGACGGCGCGGTGCGCTTCTTCAACAATTCCGCACCGGTCATCACCGCGGAGGTCCGGGTCGGTCTGTCGCTCTCGACGGACAACCCGTCGGTGCTCACGCTGCAGACCCCGGCGGACTGGGCGACCGGCGACGAGATCGCGTTCCTCTACGGCAGTGCGACGGCGGGCTCCGCGGCCAATGCGCTACGCCAGCGCATCTTCCGTATCACGGCGATCGCGCAGACCTATCCGGCATGGTCGAGCGCCACGACCTATGGCGTGAACGAGATCGTCACCTCCGGCGGGACCAACTACCAAAGCCTGTTGTCCGGCAACCTCAACCACACGCCGGCCTCGAGCCCGACGTGGTGGGAGGTGGTGACCGGCACCGAGACGTTCTCGCTGCAGGATGCGGTGACGGGCGCGAGCCTCGACGGCTCGACGGTCAGCCTCGGCATCGCGGTGACCGTGGTGCGGCTCCTGCGGTTGACGACGCCCTACACGGCGGGCGCCTGGGAGACGTTGCGCATCGTCCAGAACAAGGACGTCGCGATCGCGCTCAATGGACCGCACATCCCGCAGGCGCTGACCGTCACGCCGAACCTCGGCACCGCGCAGGCGGCGAGTGCGTCGATCGCCGACGTGCGGTTTCAGGACGGCCCCTATCTCGATGCGGTGACGGACAGCCAGGCGACGGTCGGCGGCCTGTCCGGCGTGGTCGAGGTGACGATCGATTTTGCGTCCTACGACTCGACCCAGACCTACGCGCTCGGCGACCATGTGCTCTTTGGCACGTCGGCCTACAAGTCGCTGGTCGGGGCGAACCTCAACAACCAGCCCGACACGCACCCGGCGGACTGGGTGGCCGAGGACCGCGGCGTTGCCGTGACCGGCGAAGGCTCGACCCTCGCCGGGTTCCAGTCGACCGACGTGGGGCGGCTGATGCGGTTCTTCTCCGAGCCGGCGCTATGGACCGGCGGCAGCTACTCGGCGGGCGACAAGGTTGCCTACGACAACCAGTATTACGTCGCGGTATCGAGCAACAGCGCGGTGCAGCCGGACACCGACGCGACGGTGTGGACGATCGACCCGACCGGCGCGCGCTGGACCTGGGGGCGGATCACCTCGGTCCTCAACTCGAACACGGTGGACGTCCAGATCATGGGCGATCCGCTGCTCTACAATCTGACGGTGCGCACTTGGCGGCTCGGGGTCTATTCCGACACGACTGGATGGCCGACCTGCGGCATCTTCAACCAGGGTCGCATCTGGTTCGGGGGCGTGCTGCCCAACCGTTTCGACGCGAGCGAGTCCGACGGCGTGACGGTCGACGGTGCGATCAGCATGGCGCCGACCGACCGCAGCGGGCTCGTCACCGACGCGAGCGGCATCAGCTACACGCTGGAGGGCGGCGAGCAGGATCCGATCCATTGGTTTGCGCTCGACCGCCAGGGCATCGTCGCCGGCACGGCGGGCGGCGAATGGCTGATCTCTGCGCCGAGCGCCGGTCCGATCACCGACACGAACATCACCGCCGCGCAGGTCAGCGCCTACAAATGCGCCGACATCGAGCCGAAGCGCACCGGCCTGTCGCTGGTGTTCGTGCAGAAGTTCAAGCGCCGGGTCATGGAGTTCCTCTCCGACGTGTTCACCGGCCGGTTCAGCGCGCCGAACCTGTCCGAGACCGCAAAGCACCTCACCCATCCTGGCGTCGAGGAAATCTACTACCAGCAGGAGCTGACCCCGATCCTGTGGGCGCGCACCGGCGACGGCGCGTTGATCGGCTCGACCTACCGGCGAACCTCGGCCTTCTCCGAGCAGGCGCCGTTGTTCAACGGCTGGCACCGCCACGACCTCGGCACGTCGCGCACGGTCGAGAGCATCGCGGTCGGGCCGTCCAACGACGGCAGCCTCGATAGCCTCGCGCTGGTCACGAACAACTCGACCGCGGCGAGCGCCGATCAGGTGCGCTGGGTCGAGCAGTTGACGACGATGTTCGACGAGGACGACGTGCTCTACGACGCATGGTTCCTCGACGGCGCGATCGTCCCGGACAGCTTCTACAACGATACCGTGGGCGGGAACGCGGGCCTGCGCTTCACCGGCCTGTGGTATCTCGCGGGCGACACGGTGACGGTGTTCGTCGGCGGGCTCGACGTCGGCGATTACACGGTCGACGCGGACGGCAGTCTGTTCGTGCCGTTCGGCACCGGCGTTGCGCCGGCCACCATAGACTACACGGCGGCGGGCGCGGGCGCCTACCTGTTCACGCAAGCGTTTGTCGACGCCGTGCTGGCGTTGCAATTTCCGTCGCGCAATGGGTCGATCTCGACCGCCTCGGGCGAAACGCTCTCCTCGCAGACCGTCAACGCCAACCCGAACGGGGCGACGTCGAAGATCCAGAGCTATGTGCCGGTGGCCGGCACGCTGACCGGCGGCCGCACCGACCAGCTCACCGTCGATTGGTCGAACGGCCATCTCTTTCAGTCCGACACGTCGCACTCGGGCATTCGCGCCTATTCCTTGGTGACGGGGACCGATACGACCGACGTCACGCTCGACTCGCTGCTCGGCACGACGGGCGAGACCTATCAGGGCTTTGGCGCCTGCGACCCGCAGGGCAATCTCTATTTTGCCTCCGGTGTGTCCGGCTACGGCCGCGCCGTCAAGGTGAACTCATCGCTGTCGCTCACCTACGCGGTCGGAACAGATAACTCGTCCGGTCCGCCCGCCGACCCGAGCATGGTCAACCCGGGCGGCGTGACGATCCTCGCCGCGAACGCGAACTGGATCGTGTCGGTCCAGGCCGGTGACATCTCGGTCAACAAGGGTGCCGACGGCTCGTTCATGTTCGGCAACGCCGCGACCGGCGTCTATCAGGGCCTTTCGACGGCCGGCTGGACGCTGACCTATAACCGCAATTTTGTCGCGTCAGGTGCGTCGACCTACGGCGGCAACGTCGCCTCGGGCTACATCGTCAGCGCAAACACCGTCGTCAATTCGTCGTTCGATGTGTTCTTTGTCGGCGTGGCCGATGGCGTGCCCACCGGCGGCGGCGACATCTTCGATCCCGGCAATCCGGGCAAGAAGGGGCTCGGCAAGATCAAGGGGTTCGAGCCGGCCGGCTTCAACACCACGCCCACGGTCGACAACCCGGTCGGCTATTTCGCCAAGATCGGCACCATCACGGCGCCGGAAGTGGACTCACGCTGGGTGGACTTCGCCGCGAACTGCTGCGCCGGCCTCGTCATCGACCAGTCGGACAATTCGGTCATCACCGTCGTCCAGGCGTCGACCACCGGGACGAGCGCCTATTCGTCCGGAACGACCTACGGGATCGGCGATGTCGTCAACTCGGCCGGGCTGATCTACCAGAGCATCATCGCCGGCAATGTCGGCAACACGCCCGCGTCGTCGCCGAGCGCGTGGACGGCGGTGCCGATGCAGTACTGCATCAAACTCACCACCGGCATCTATTCGCGCAACAACACCGGCTCGTTCGCGATCAAGTGGATCGTGCCGCTGTTCGGCACCATGTCCATCGGCAACGTGATGAGCCAGGGCCGCATTAATAGTGGCCTGTTCGGCATCATCCAGCACAACGCGACCAACTCGTCGCTGCTCTACCTGATCGACACGACCAACGGCCATTACGTGGTCAAGGACGTGGCCGGCGTGACGGCCGACGGGACCAACCGTTACAGCATCTGGGACTCAGCCTCGCAGAGCGTGATGTTCCCCGGCGCCTACGACTCGACGGTCACCGGCGCACCGACCGGCCTCAACGGCACGATCAGCGCCTCCGGCGTCTGGTTCCGCCTGTTCGCCGGGACGGGCCTGCCGAACAGCGGCACGGTCTCCGGCAACACCACCACGACGCCCACCGGCTACACGTTCATCTTCATCACCAAGGCGAGCGGAGGTCTGCCGTGCGTGGTCGGCAAGTCGTACACGTCGCAGGGGCAGATCCTCCGCGCGATAGCACCGGAGGAGTCGGGCGCGCGCAGTGGCCCGGCGTTCGGCAAGACCCGTCGCTCCGAGAAGTACATGGCGCTGATGCACAACACCATCGGCATCCAGTTCTGCACCACCTTCACCACCAAGGGCCTGATCGCGCCTCGGCTCACGCATGACGATACCGGCGCGCAATACGTGCCGACCGAGATGTTCTCCGGCTTCTGGCGCGACCAGCTCGAAGACGAATACGGCTTCGACAGCATGGTTGGCTGGCAGATCCTGCGGCCCTATCCGGCGACGATCGTCTCGATCGGCGCGTCGATCGAGACATCAGACGCATGAGCCGGACCCTCACCATCGACAAGCTGGTCGACGCCCGCGCCTGCCCGCGCGAGACGGCGCTGTTCCGCGAGATGTTCGGCGACGGCAACGAATGCACGCTCGATCGGTGCCTGCAGGCGGCGCCGCATTTCGACTGGATATTCGCCAGCCGGCGGCTTCTCACCGCGAAGCAGTACGCGCACTTTCGCGCGCTCATCGTCGCGGCGACGCGGCAGCTCAAGCGGGTGGCGGACAAGGGCGGGGAGAAGCGGCGGCGCGCCTATGCGCAGGCGTTCTTCCAGGCATTCAACGGGCCGGAGGAATAGATGGCCTTCACGGCAGGCGGCATCGGCAGCGTGTTCGGCGGCATCGGCGCCGGGGTCAACGACCTGTTCGCGGCCGAAGGCTCGGAGATGGCGGCAGGGGGCGATTTCGCCGCTGCCCAGTCCTACGAGCGCGCGCGCGGCATCTCGCTGCAGAACGAGCAGATCGCCGGCGCCGCCACCGTGATCCAGGAAGCGCAGTTGCAGCGCAAGATTTCTGAAGCCGTCGGAACCCAGAAGGCCGCGACGGCGGGGGCAAACCTCGAAGGCGGCTCGGCCGGCGACCTGATGCGCATGAGCCTGCAGCAAGGCGCGCTCGCCAAGACGCTGGTGCAGGAGCAGGGGCAGATCACCCGCAACTCGTATGCGCAGCAGGCCGAAGCCTACGACGCCATGGCGACGTCGGCGGTCGCGGCCGGCAATGCCGCCGAGGTGGCGTCCAAGGGGCAGCAGTCGGCGGGGATTTTCTCATTCCTCGGAGCCGGCATCGGCCTGCTGGCGATGTTCTAGGGACCGACCATGCCGAATATCCGCACCTTCGAGAGTCCTGTCGACACGCTGCAGCCGACCGAGCGCGGCAGCGCCGCGTTTCGCGAGCTGGGCAACCTGCAGGAGCGCAACGCGCGCGCCGAGCAGGCCGAGATGGACCGCGCCGGCCGCGCGTTCGGCCAGGGCATCGCGGCGATCGGCAACGCCTTCGGCAACCTGTTCGAGCAGCAGCAGCAGCACACCGACACGGTGGCGGAACTCGAAGCGACCAAGAACGCGACCCAGAACGATCTCAACACGCTCGACGCCATCGAAGGCCGCGGCACCAAGGCAACGACCGACGACGACGGCAATCCGACAGAGCCCACGCTGACCGGCTATCGGTCCGGCGTCTCCGACGTGCTGTCCGACTACGAGAAGACGCAGGCGGCCGAGCGCGAGCAGTTTGCCGCGTCGGGCGCCAGCCAGAAGGCGCAGGACCGCTTCGCCCTCCAGCAGGCGACTCGGATGCGCTCGATCATGATCAAGGCGCACACCGAGGAGCACGCGGTTGCGACCCAGGAGGCGCTCGGCAACGTCGACAAGTCGGTCAACACGTCGATCTCGCTGATCGATCGCCACCCGGAAATGCTCGACGACGAGCTCGGCCGGTTCGACCAGACCATGGGGACGGTCACCGCCGGGATGGGGCGGCTCGAAGCGAAGGAGACGCTGGGCGCGAAGTCGGTCGAGGCCAAGGGGACGCTGATCGGTTCGGCGATCCTGTCCTATGCCAGGTCGGGCCAACTCGATCAGGTCGACCGCATCCTCAACAACCAGAAATACGACCAGTACATCGGGAAGGAGCGCGAGCAGATCGAGAGCAAGGTGTCCTCGATCACGCAGGCGCGGATCAAGGATCAGAACGCCAAGGACAAGGCCGACGCCGATGCCATCGGCGCGCAGCAGGACGATCTGGTCGATCAGATCTACCGCAACACCCGCCTGCCGCCGGAGCAGCAGAACCCGGACCTCACGCGTGCAGCTCTCGAAACGAGCCCGCTGTTCCGTGGGCGCCCGGCCGATCTGGAAAAGGCGCGCAAGACGCTCGACAGCCTGACGAACTCGACCATCGACCCGGCGCAGTCGAAGCAGATCGCCGACGGCGTGTCGCGCGGCATCACCGCCGGCACCGTGACCTCCGCGGCGCAGATCGACCAAGCCTACAACACCGGGCGCATGACTTGGGCTGACCGCACGCGGCTGCAGACCGAATTGAAGGACGCGCAGGACAACCCGGCCACCAAGGCGTTCAACTCCGACGTCAACGACTGGCTCAAGCGCAACGAGGGCCAGATCGACGCCGGCTTCGCCCAGACCGGCGCGGCCGGGCGGAGCGAACTCGGCCAGCAGATGGTCACGCGCTGGGAGCAAGAGGTGAAGCGCCGCGCCCAGATCATCCGGCAGAAGGGCGGCGACCCGCATGAACTGCTCGACCCGAACTCGCCGAATTCGATGGTGACGCCACAGGCGCTCGCGCCGTTCCGCGTGACCGATGCGATGAACGCCCAGTTCCAGGCCAACCGCAAGGCACAGGATCAGACCATCGAGACACAGCGCGCCGCCGGGCAGACTCCAACCGGGGCGGTGCCGGTGCCGCAGCCGCTGCAGGGCATCCAGGGCCTCGCGCGCAATCCGGCGACCGGCCAGTTCTACGACCCAGCGAAGAAGCTGTTCTACAACGCCGACGGCACCCCGGCGAAGATGAGCCTGCAGCCGCCCAAGGCGACGCCGGCCCCCCAGCCGCAGAAGATGAATTTCGCCCCCGATGAACAGGGCTCGCCGGCGCAGAACGCGATCAACGCCGCGATGCAGCCGATGCCGGACGCCCACCTCGACAAGAACCTGTTCTCGTCCGGGCGCGCGCAGGCCATGGGCATCCGGGGTGGGGTGGGGCAGAACCTGACCACGATCTCGGTCGCCGGCAAGAACGTCACGGTCAACGCGGCGGCGGCACCGCACTTCAAGGCGTTCCTCGAAGACCTGACCAGTCGCGGCTACAAGATCGACGACATCGGCGGCTACTCCGACCGGCTCAAGCGCGGTTCGTTCGCCTCCATGTCGGAGCACGCCTACGGCAACGCGATCGACATCAACCCGGACCGCAACCCGTTCCACTCGCGCAAGACCGACCTGCCGCCGAACGTGGCGCAGATCGCCGCGAAGTACGGCCTGATCTGGGGCGGCAACTGGTCCGGCAACTCGGCCGACCCGATGCACTTCGAATGGTCCGGCAAGGGCGGGGCGACCGTCTTCGCGAGCCGTTAGGAGTCCCATGGATTCGCTCCCAGAGGGATTTGAGCCGTACACGCCCCCGGCGGCGCAAAACGCACCGGCGGGCTCGGCTGAGTCAGCGCCGGCCCTTCCCGAGGGTTTTGAGCCGGTGCCGGCGGGCGAACTCGGCCAGCCGATCACCGCCGCGCCGTCGGCATGGACCGCCCGCCTCGCCCGCGGCCGGGCCGTTGTCGGGGCCATCGCCGATGCGGCCAAGGAGGGCTTTTCGGCCGGCTACGACAAGGAAGGGCTGGACCGGCAGTTCGCCGAGAACGACCGCGCGATGGACTTCTACCGCCCCTATCGGGCGTTCCCGGCAATCGACCTGGCGCGGCGGCTGATCGAGGTCGGGCAAATCGCGACCCACGCGATCGGTGGCACGCTGATGGGCGCGGGCGCGGCGACCGGCGAGGCGGTGTCGCTCGGGCTCGGGCAGGGCGAGACGGATCAGGCCAAGGCCCGGCGCGATTTCGCGCAGATGGTCAACATCGGGGCGCTGGTCGGCGGCGGCGGCGAACCCGGGCCGCTGATCCCGCTCAAATCGGGCGAGGTGGCCCGCGTCGCGATCGACCCGGCCACCGGCACGCCGTCGCTGCGGGTGGTGGGCGACTTCCCGCCCAAGCCCGTAGACTTCGACAATGCGGCGGCGGCCGTGGCCGGGCCGAAGGCCGAGACCGCGGCGATCCGGCAGAAGCTCATCGACGCCTGGGAGAACGAGGGCAAGCACCCGGCCGAGGTAGCCGCCGAGGCCGAGAACGACGCCTTCGTGCGGCACGACCTGTCCTCGGCCGCGGCGCACCCGACCGACATCCCGCCGCTGGTCTCGCCCGACGTGCAGCCGCTCTCGGCGCCGGGCAAGATCATGGCCGACCTGCGGGCGCTGAAGGAGCGCGCGTTCGACGCCGGGCGCTGGATCGAGCAGCAGTTGACGCCGATCGCGTCCGCGCCGGATCACGCCATCCGCTACACCACGGAGTACTTGTCTAGCCTGCGCCGCGTGCAATGGGATTGGGACCGGCTCGACCAGCACTTGAAGGAGAATTTCACGCCGGAGCAGCGCCAGGCCATGTGGAGGGCGATGGACGAGGAAAGCGTCATGCGCCAGAGCGGCGAGACGAGCGAGCACATGGGACTCGCGACGCTCGACCCGAAGGAGCGCGCGATTGCCGCCGAGTTGACCCAGCACGCCATCACGACCCGGCTGCAGATGCTCGACCGCGAGATGGTGACCACCGAGGGCCTGCCGTCCTACGTGCCGCGCGTGTTCAAGAACAAGGGCGGTGGCGAGCCGATGGACCTGGGGGCAGCGGCGCATATCCGCGAGACCACCGGCACGATGCTGCAGCGCAAGTACCTGACCGCCGAGGAGAGCGAGGTGGCGGCCAAGGCGCGGTTCGGCGACAAGACCGAGTTGATCCGTGACATCCGCGTGCTGCCGATGGTGCTCGCGCGCCAGCAGCGCGCCATCGCGGCGCACGACTTCATCGAGGGGGTGCGCAAGTTCGGCCAGGACATCGGCGACCCGCAGATCATCGAAGGCGAGAAGCCCTCCGGCGACTGGTTCACCCTGCCCGACAGCGACCTCGCCGACTGGAAATTCCGCACCGGCGACGACGGCAAGACTTTCGCCGCCAAGGTGCCGATCCACATCAAGGGCGAGTGGGCGGGCGCGATCAAGGCGATCCAGGACACCAAGTTCAACGCCTTCGATCGCCTCATCACCGAAATCAAGAACCGGCCGCTCACGCTGATCATGAACTCGCCGTTCATCCACGACAGCGTGGTGTGGTCGAAGGCGCTGCCGTCGAACCCCGGCAATCTGCTCACGTTCCGCTTCATGCGCCAGGGTCCGCAGCTTCTCGCCGACCAGAAGTTCATGCACGACATGCTCGACGCCGGCCTGGTGCTGTGGGGGCGGCGCGCCGGGTTCAAGCAGGACATCACCGGGGTTGCGGAGGCGCCGCAGCTTGAGCCGGGCCGCAGTCTCACATCAAAGCTCCTCGCCTACGTGCCGGGGCTGTTCGACGAGAAGGCCGGGACGGCCGTCAAGCGCGCGGTCGATGCGGCCGGCGAGTTCGTCCACGACAAGCTGCTGGGCGAGCAGGTGCAGAAGCTGCAGGCGTCGCTCGCCTACGATGTTCGCGAGACCATGCGCAAGAAGTTCCCCGAGGTGCCGGAGCCGGTGCTGAACGTGCTGGCTGCGCACGAGGCTAATCGCTTCGGCGGATCGCTGCCGCCCGAGGCGATGTCCTCGTTCTCGCGCGGCTTCGCCAACGCAACGCTGTTCTCGCGCCAGTTCACGCTCGGCAACATCGGCGTGCTCAAGGATGCGGTGAAGGGACCGCCCGAGTACGTGATGGGCCGCATCCGCGACATGCTCGGAGCGCAGCAATCCGAACAGGCTGCGGCGCTCTCCGACGCCATGAAAAGCGACGCGCGCCGGCACGCCTTCTCGGTCGTGATGCTCGACCTCGCCATGTTCTACGGGCTGAACTCGCTGCTGCAGTCCGGCATCAACATGGTCAGCGGAACGCCGATGGCCGACGAGGTGGCGGGCTATTGGCACCGGCTCAAGCAGGCGGCGGGGCGCGTCGCCGACCATCCGCTCACGCCGTCGTCCTATCTGTCGTTCATCCCGTCGCTGTCGCCGACGTTCTACCACGAGCCCGGCAAGGAGGGGAAAATCATGCTGGGCCAGCGCGCCGACGGGACCGCGATCTACGGCCGCTCGGTGATCGGGCGCATGGGCGAGGACTATACCGGTCTGCTCACCGCGCCGTCGTCCTACCTGCTCACCAAGATGGCGCCGCTGCCGCGCGCTTTCCTCGAAGTGCTCGGCAACAAGGACTCGTTCGACAAGCCGATCTACGACCCGAAGGCGCTCAAGCAGGGCGACGTCGAGCAGGCATGGAACATCGCCAAGCATTTCATCGAGGCCGAGCTGCCGATGCAGCAGATCAAGGGCGCGGCCAACCTCATCAGCGGCAAGGGCGACTACAAGGACGCGATATCGACGTTCGGGCCGTACATGCCGCCGCCGATGACGGTCACCGCCTCGCAGGGCTATCCGGGCGGACCGATCGCCGGGGCCATCGCCGACCATCAGCGCAACGAGCGCACCGCGCAGGACCTCGCGATGTCCGGGATCAAGGACATGGTGGTGAACAAGGGCGACCTCTCCGGCGCGCGGCGCACCATGGCGCAACTCGGCGTGAAGCCGGGCTTGCAGAACTTCCTCATCCGCAACTGGCTGCACCCGGGCCTGTCGAAGACGAGCGCGCGGAACTTGGCTGAGTTCTACAACCACGCCTCGCCGCTCGAAGTCGAAATCCTCAATTCGATGCGGGCGCACTGATGGGCACGGTCAAGACGCCGGACCGGGCCGTCCGCGATCTCTTGCGATCGATCCCTGCCGGCTATGTGATCGGGCGGCTCGGCTCGGGCGACGGCCCGGCGCAACTCCTGCCGATCAAGTCGCTGCTCGCTGCCATCACCCAGTCGGGCGGCGGCTCGGGCGGAGGCGGCGGATCGAGCACGCTCGCGGGGCTCACCGACGTCCTGCTCGCAACGCCATCCGACGGGCAGGTGCTCGAATATGTCGCGAGCGCCAGCAAGTGGGAGAACAAGACCCTTTCGATCTCGACCACCTTCACAGCCCTGACCGACGCGCCGGCGAGCTATTCAGGCAAGGGGCTCTACAACGTCCGGGTCAACTCCGGCGCCTCGGCGCTGGAGTTCTGGTCCTGGACCACCAACGACCAGACCGCGAGCTACACGCTGGCGCTCACCGATGCCGACCAGGTGGTGCGCTACAACTCGGCTTCGGCCGGCACGATCACGGTGCCGCCGAACTCCTCGGTCGCCTTCCCGGTCGGCACCATCGTCGAGGTGCGGCAGATCGGCGCCGGCGCCCTCACCGTCGCAGCCGGCGTCGGCGTGACCATAAACGCGCCGTTTGGGCTGTTCATCAACCGCCAGCACGCTTCCGGCCGGCTGCACAAGACCGCGACCAATACCTGGAACTTCACGCTGCTTAGCCTCGGGCCGAAGGCCGAACTCCCCGCGATCGCGCAGATCAGCGCGGGCGCCACGCTCTCGCTCGACCGCAACAACGGCGAGGTGCAGCGGCTTTCGCTCACCGCCACGGTGACGTCGTTTTCGGTTTCAAACTGGCCGGCGTCGGGCACGCTCGGTCGGCTGATCCTTGAGATCCAGAACACCGGCGCATTCGGGATTTCCTCCTGGCCGAGCGGCACGGTCTGGCCCGCCGGCACCGCGCCCACGATCACGTCAGGTAGCGGAAAGAAAGATGTCGTGATCCTGATGACCTTCGACGGCGGCACCACGATCTACGGGACGCTCGTCGGCGCGGACTATCGCTGATGGCGGTCTTCTCGGTCGTCGACACCGCCACGGGGAGCACCAACACCACGCGGTCGGGGCTCAGTTTCGGGGCCGATGTGCCGGAGCGGATCATCGTCGTCGCGCTGTCCTGGTTTATCACCAGCGCCGTCGCCAACCCGACGGTGACCGTCGGCGGCGTCACCGCGACGCTCGCGAAAAGCTCGGTCACGACCACGAATAATACAGGGGCCGCGATCTACTACGCCCAGGTCACCGGCACCACCGGCAGCGTGGTCGTCACTTTCGGGGGAACCGTCAGCCAGTTCCAGATTGCGACCTACCGGCTCGAGGTGGCCTCGGCGCTCGCCATCACGCCGGGCGACAGCAACGCCACGCCGCAGGCAGGCTCCGCGGCCGGCGCCACCGCCACGATCTCCATCTCCGTTGTGCCGAACGGCATCGTCATCGCCACGCTGCGCAACTCGAGCAGCGGAACCGTGACCGATTCCTACAGCGGCACCGACACGATGTCGGATGACGTCAATGCGCTGAACAGCGTCACCCACGTCAAGTCGCACGTCCAAACGACGGAAACCGCGACGCGCAGCATCGGCTATACGTCCTCGACGTCCTCGGTCAAGTTCATGGCCGTTGCGCGATGGACGTCGAGCGCAGCGCTCGCATCGGGGAGCGGCGCCGCGCTGCTGTGCGGGGTCTAGTGCAGGGCGAGGAGCGCGGCGAGCTTTGCCTGCCCCGGAATGACCGCCATGCCCGAGACGCCCGCGAGATGATCCATGATGATCGGATAGGCCACCCAGCCGATCAGAAAGCCGCCGATAATCCCGGCGACCAGAATTGCCAGCCTAACCATTTCCGAGGTGCTCCCGTGTGGACTCATCCCCACGGGTACCAAGCATGACTGCAATCGGAGCGATTGGCAAGCCGGGTCGCGCCCCGGTTGAGTGCGTTGCTGGGGACAGCCGGGGTGCCATGGTCCGGCCATGCGCTTCTGGCTCGCCATCGCCACGCTGTTGCTCGCCCTGCCGGCGGGCGCCCGCGATCTCGGCCAATGGAGCCACGTCGATCCGAAGACGCGCGAATGGTTCCGCGGGCTGACGAACAGCGCGTCGCAGGTTTGTTGCGATGAAGCCGACGGCCAGCGGGTCGAGGACCCGAATTGGCGGATCGAGTCGGACGGCAGCTATTCGGTCGCGATCAACGGCCAGCGGACCAAGGTCCCGCCCGAACTCCTGGTGAAGGGCGGCAACCGGGTCGGGTTCGCGATCGTGTGGCTGTGGCCGCCGTACAAGCCGGAACTGCGCTGCTTCATGCCGGGCACGGAGACCTGAGCCGTGCCCGACCTCGCCGCCCTTGTCGCCGCGAACCTGCGCCGCTGGCAGGCAATGCGTGTGCAGAACGTCGCATTCGTCGATCAGGTGGCGGAACGGCTGGTCGCCGCGCGCGAGCGCTATGAGTCCGTATCGGCCACGACCGGCGTCGATTGGGACGTCATTGCCGTCATCCACGAGCGCGAGTCGTCGCAGAGCTGGCGGGCCTCGCTCGCCCAGGGCGACCCCTGGAACGCGGTCTCGATCCACGTTCCCAAAGGGCGCGGCCCGTTCGCGAGCTGGGAAGACGCGGCGATCGACGCCCTGCAAGATTGCGCCCCGCACGCCGCGCACTGGATCGACTGGTCGCCAGGCGGACGGCTGACGATCCTCGAGATGTACAACGGGCTCGGCTACGCGGCGCGCGGCCTGCCGTCGCCGTACATCTGGGCATCCACCGATCAGTACGTGAAAGGCAAATACATCGCGGACGGGCATTTCGACCCGGACGCGGTGGACCATCAAATTGGCTGCGCGGCGCTTCTGGCGCGGATTGCGGCCATGACCAAAGGAGCCATCGCATGAAGGGCTTTCGCACCGTCGCCATCGGCCTCGCCATCGCCATCGGCCCAGCCGCCATCACCTACCTGCTCGGCCTCGACTGGACGAGCCTCATCGGGCCGAATGCCGCGCTGTTCGTCGTCGGTCTCCTCCAGATTGGAATGCGCATGATCACCACAACCCCTGTCGGAAAGGCAAACCCATGATCCGCAAGATCATCATCGCGTGCGCGGTCGCCCTGTCGCTGGGCGGCTGTGCGGAGTTCCAGAAGCTGCAAAACGGCTTTGCGCTCGTCACCGGGCCGATCGTCACGCCGCAGCAGGTGGTCATCGCCATCAACGCCTTCGATGCCGTCGAGGCTACCGCGACGAACTACCTGCATCTGCCGCGCTGCCCGTCGGCCTCGATCTGCCGCGACCCGGCGATCACCGCCAAGCTCGTCCCGGCGATCCGCGCCGGCCGCGCCGACCGCAACACGCTCAAGGCGGCGCTGCGCGCAAACCCGGGCCAGAACCTCAGCCTCGCCAACGTCTACAACGACCTGGGCAGCACGACCTCCCTGATCGTTTCGCTCGCCAAATCGAATTGAGGATCGCGCCATGAACGCCGAACTCGTCGTCTCCATCATCAACATCATCGTGAACGACCTGCTGCCGAACCTGAGCACGTCGGGCACCATCCAGCGCATCCTCGCCGTGCTCGTGCAGGCCGTCCCGATCATCGTCCAGGAAGTGAAGGACATGGTTGGGCCGGTGCAGAACATCATCGCGGCGCTGCGCTCGAACGGCGCGATCACGCCGGAGCAACTCGACCAGCTCGACAGCATCGAAGCGCAACTCGACGTGAACTTAGACGCGGCGGCGCAGGCGGCCCAGACGCAGGACAGCGCAGGCTCTTGATCATGCAAGGACGTGAAGGAGACCGAGGGCGATGAGCGGCGAACTCACATTCGCCGAGATCCTCCAGATTGGGCAGATCGCCAGCATCTTGATCGGCGGAGGTATCGTCTCCTTTCGCATCGGACGCAGCACGTCACGCGTAGAGACGTCAATGACGCAGCAGAAGTTGGAGATTGGGACGCTCAAGGACGAGATCAAGGTTCTCAGCCAGCTCGTGACCCAGGTGGCCGTTCAGACCACCCGCCTCGACATGCTCGAAAAGCGATACGAGGAGCTCAGGCACGGGGAAGGGTTCGTGTTCCCGCTGAGCGCTCACCTGCAGTCCTTCAAGAAGCTGCCATAGCACGGGGGTGCTACATGAAGGGACTGACCATGGCCCTGGGCCTGAGCCTGCTTGCCGCAACCGGCGCACAGGCGCGCACGCACACGATGGCGCGGGTCTCCTGCGACCTCTGGGGCTGCCGGCTGGTATCTGATTCCGCCGCGCGGCCTGTCACGAGGCCCGCCACATGGAAAGGCGGCTGGACGCATTACAAGGGCCGTGGGCGAGTCGTCCGCCGGGCCTATGTCCGGCATGTCCCAACCCGGAATAACGCACCGGCGACTCGCGCTGCCAGCATCGAGCCGCATCCGGCGGGTTGCCCGCACATCGCGTTCTGCGGCTGCGGGACGGCGGTCAAGGTGTTCGGTGCCCCGATCCGCTCGCTATGGCTGGCGGCGAACTGGTTCCGCTTCCCGCCAGCCGAGCCTGGCCCCGGCATGGTCGCCGTGCGCCGGCACCACGTGTTCGCAATCCTCGAGTACCGGGCCGGCCTGGCGCTCGCCTACGATCCGAACAGCGGCGGGCACAAGACGCGCATCCACTGGGTCAGCCTGAATGGCTATTCGGTGCGCAACCCGAGAGGAGCTCGGACATGAAGTGGTTCATCATCGGCCTCGCGATCCTGTTCGGGATCCCGGCCACGGCGGTCATCGGCTACTTCGCGCTGATCTCGCTGCCGTTCTGGGGGCCGCATTGATGCGATGCCCATTCCGCTATCGGCGGCGCGAACGATTCCTTCCCGGATGCGATCCTGACTTCATGGATTTTATCGAAGAACGGGACGACCGCGCCGAAGCTGCATTCAACGCCCGCTTTCCGTCGTGCTGGGCAAAATTCCTGCACTGGATTGGATGGCGTGATTAAGCATCGGTGGTCTTTGGCGGAGACTCAACCCGCACAACGCCTTGCGCGGACATCGGCCCTTCTAGCACTTTGCAGATACGCTCAGCCTCATCCCATTGCTGAGCGTTGGACGTATAACAGTAGTCGTAGGGCAGGATGGCGCGGACGAAATCGAACGCGCGGTCAACGATTTCGATGTCGCCTGTCATCGCCCGCCGGGGATAGTGCCGAAGGTCACTCATCGTTCTTGCCCAATGCGCTGTCGGCAACTTGCCGCACGAAATCGAGAGCCATGCCTTTGTCACAAGATGGAGCTGAGTTGTCGTGACACACGGCCCGGATTTGCTCTAGACGCTCCTCCAGTTCCCATACTCGGGACTGTAAGGTGCGTTCCCGCGAGTAGTCCAATTCCCTGGAAAGGTTGCTCATCTCTTGCCTGCTTGCCTCTAACGTGAATGGACCGGGGTTTCGTCTCTATTCGGTGCCGGTGTCGCCCTTTCGAGGCTACTCCCCCGTTTCGTGTGTCCTCCATCCCGCCTACACCCTGTCCGGGGGACGGCACGCTCCGAGAATCGGTCAGGCCAGCAAGGTTTATGCTGTGCCCCCTCCGCCCTGTCGGAAGCGCGGGCGGAGCAAGTACGCTCGCTATTTGTCACTTGATAAAGTGCCAAACGAAACCCTCGTCTAGCAACTCCAGGTCGAATAGCCACCGCATTATCGCCATCTGGTTCTCGCGTAGGCCAGGAACGCGCGTCGCCTGCGC